GCGCCATTTTATGCCGCCAACGCCGGCCGCAAGCTGGCGCTATTGGTGAACCCGCAGCAACGGCAGCAACTTATGTTCGCGCCTGGGCCGGCCGGCGCCCCGTTCGGGTGGGCCACCCAGTTCCTCGACATGTTCACCATCGTTGCCTCGACCTCGATCGCCGCCGGCAGCGCGTACATGATCGACACCGTCGATTTTGTCAGCGTGGCGGATGCGCCCGAGTTCATCATCAGTGAAGAAGCCACCCTGCATATGGAGGACACGACGCCCTTGCAGCTCGCAACGGGCGCACAGGGTTCCGGGGTGCTCGCGACGCCGTCGCAATCGATGTTCCAGACTGCGCAAATCGCCATTCGCATGACCGCGAACGTCAGTTGGGCCATGCGGCGCAGCGGCATGGTGCAGTTCATCGGCAGCGGCATCAACTGGGGGCCGTAAGCACCTTGACGGCAGGGCGGGGTTCTTCCCCGCCCTCATTTTTTCCCGGAGGATTCAATGTCTGATCCAACGCCGACGCAGGCCGAGGCCGACGTCCTTCAACACACCGCGCTCGGAATCGACCCGACGCATATGCCGCCATCAAACGTCGATGTTCCGGCGATCGGCGGCGGCGGGCCGCCGGGTTCGACCCTCACCTGCACGATGGGCAACTGGGAGGGCGAGCCGACGAGCTACGCTTACAGTTGGCGAGCCGGCAATGCCAATCTCGGGTCCGGCGAGACCTATGTCGTCGCCGAGGAGGATGTCGGCCGCGAGATCTGCTGTCTCGTCACCGCGAGCAATGCCTACGGCTCGACGATGGCGCCGCCGTCCAACAGGGTGACGGTGGCGGCAGGCGGGACGCAGGCGGCGCGGTCCCGTGGTCCCGAGAAAGAGACCCGCGACATGAAGCCCGAGCCTGGATCGCCCGGCTACAAGACCCGCTGATGGCGTCGAACTGGCTCGCCAAGCTGCCGTGGGGCAAGCGGGCGGTCGAAGGACAGTATCGACCAGGCCCGTATTACCTGACCCAGGGACAGAATACCGGCTGGCTGAGCGCGAGCGCGGGCCGATACTGGAACTGGTGGCAGAGCGGCCACAACCTCCAGCCGTTTGGCTCGCAGAGCGCGATGCTGGAAGCCTGCGTCTCGGCCTATTCGCAGACCGTCGCGATGTGTCCCGGCGATCACTGGCGCAAGCTCGACAATGGCGGGCGCGAGCGCGTCGCCAACTCGGCGTTGACCCGGATTATGAAGTCGCCGAACGACTACCAGAACATCAGTGATTTCCTGATGAACCTGACGCGGCGATTGTACGAGCGCGGCGAGAGTTTTGCCGTCGCCGAGCGCAACAACCGGGCCGAGATCAGTGCGCTGCACCTGATGCGCGACGGCTGGCCGTCGATCTCCCCCGAGGACGGTTCGATCTTTTATTCGCTCGCCGGCAACGAGGTCGCGGCGGCGCGGCTTGACCTGACGACGGGGATTCCGGCACGCGACGTGCTGCACGTCCGTCTGCATACGCCGCGGCATCCGTTGCGCGGCGAGAGCCCGATCCTCTCGGCGGCGCTCGACCTGGCGATGTCGAGCCTGGCGCGGCAGCAGCAGGTGAACTTTTACGGTAACCAGTCGCGGCCGAGTTTCCTGTTGACCACCGATGTGGTCATGCCGCGCGAGAAGGCGAAGGAGCTGCGCGACTGGTGGAACGAGCAGTCGCAGAGCGAGAATGTCGGCGGCACGCCGATTCTGACCAGCGGGCTCAAGGCACAGCCGATCGAGACATCGGCGATCGACGCGCAGCTCGCCGAGATGCTGCGGATGTCCGACGAGAAGATCGCGCTGGCGATGCGGATACCGCTTCAGATTCTCGGCATCGGCGGCACGACCTTCGCGAACACCGAACTTTTAATGCAGTCGTGGATCGCCTCGGGGCTAGGTTTCACGCTCAACCACATCGAGGAAGCGTTCGGCGCGCTGTTCGGGTTGCGCGGCATGCCCGACGAGTATCTTGAACTGGACACACGCGCATTGCTGCGCAGCGCTTACCGCGAGCGCATCGAGGGGCTGGCGCGCGGCGTCATCAGCGGCATCTACTCGCCCGACGAGGCACGCGCGGAGGAGGACCTGCCGGCGGTGCCCGGTGGCTTCGGGAAGCAGCCCCGCGTGCAACAGCAGGTCGTGCCGCTGTCCTACGGTGCCGATCTGAAACCGCCCGACCCGCAGGCCCCAAACCAGCCACAGCCCGCGAGCAATACCGATCCTGCCGATGATGGGAGCGGCGATGCTGGCGACAACCTTGGGAAAGCCTACCGTGCAGAGCGTCGCCGCCTCGCCGGTTGAATTGCTGGCGGCAGAGGTCGCCGCCGACGTTCACGCAATCGAACGTGAGTTGCGCTTGCAGCTATCGGCTGCACTGGCCGAGATCCGCGAGGCGCGTGCCGCACTGAGGGCCGACCGTGCCGAAGTTGAGTTGCACATCGAGCGCGTGATCACCGAAAAACTTGCCACGCTACAGGATGGCCCGCAGGGGCCGCAGGGCGCGCCTGGGGAGCGGGGAGAGCGTGGGGAGGCTATCACTGGGCCGCCGGGCGAACAGGGCATTCCTGGACCTCCTGGCGAGCCGGGAGAGCCGGGGCGCACGATGGCCTTCCGGGGCGCGTGGAAGGCCGCCAGCGCCTATGAAGCGCTCGACGTGGCAATGGTGGACGGTTCGTCATTTGTCGCGCTGTGCGACGCGCCTGGGCCGTGTCCCGGCGAGCATTGGCGGCTTATTGCCTGTCACGGCAAAGCGGGGCTGCCGGGACCGGCCGGGCCGATGGGGGAGCGCGGCTGGCCGGGGCCGCCTGGCGCCGCGCCGGCAGCGCTGGAGGTCGACGGCGAGGGCATGCTGACGCTGCGCCTCGGCGACGGCTCGGCGCTGACCTGTGATTTCTACCCGCTGCTGTCGGAGCGGCGGTGAACCATTACCGCATCACGCAGGTTGTGACGCCAGCGACGAGCCTCGCGCTGGTGAGCCTCGATGACGCCAAGGCGGCGCTCGGGATCGATCCGGCGGATACCTCGCAGGACGCCGCCTTAGCGCGGCAGATCGACGCCACGTCGACCGCGATAAACAATTGGTGCGACCGGATCTTCGTGGTGCAGACATACCGGGATCAGCTGCGCAACGCCTGCGGCTATTTCGGCGAGCCGCTGGTGACGCGCCAATACCCGATCGTGGTGGCGGACGAGGTGCCGCTGGTCGTCACCGAGGATGGCGCGGCGCTCGACCCGGCGCTCATCGAGGTTTACCCGGAGACGGGGCGGCTCTATCGGCTCGACAGCGCATCCGCCGCACCGAGCGCCTGGTCGGCGCCGCTGATCGTGGTGGACTACACCGCCGGGTTCGCGGAGATCCCGGCCGATGTCGAGGGCGCGTGTCTCGAATGGCTGACGGCGCGCTGGTACGGGATGGGGCGTGACCCGGCGCTGCGCAGCGAGACCATCCCCGACGTGATCTCGCAGACGTGGTCGACCGACACCAGCGCGACCGCGACGGCGGTGCCGCCCGGCGTGCGCGACTGGCTCGCGCCATACAAGGTGTGGTCGGCATGAGGCCCGAGCAGATGATTGCGCGGCTCGACGCGGCGATTGCCCAGACTGGCGAGAGCGTCACCTTGCAGCACACCGCGGTGGATAGTGCGACCGGCGGCATCAGCGTGACCGCAGAAGTGACTTGCCCGGCGCAGATCCGGTCCTATGCGCCGCAAGACCTCGAAGCCGGCGATGTGCAGGATATTCGCGTCATTCTTAGCCCCAACGGGCTCGGCAGCTTCGGCATCCCGAGCCGGGATACCCGCATCCTCATCAACAGCAACCCGTCGAACATCGAGCAGATCGGCCCGCTCTACTATGGCGGGCAGCTCGTCCGCGTGAACCTGCTCTGTCGAGGATAACACCATGATTATCGAGATCCTCTTCGTCGTGACGATGTTCCTCTGGGTTCTCACGCTTTTGCCGTTTCCGCCACTCGCCCCGTATGCCCGCGGGTCAGACTTCTTAGCTTTCGTCTCGGTCCTGTTGCTCGCCATGTTCATTTTCCTGCCGGGGTTGCGCGGATAGATGACCGATCAGCGCGAGGCGATCCTGTCGCGGCTGGTGGCGGTGTGCGGCGAGGTCGAGGGCATCAACGCCGTCGGCCGCAACACGCTCGATGTTTCGGCGATGCTGCGCCCGGCGGTGATCGTGCTCGACGGCACCGAACAGATCGCCACGGCGGCGCTGAGCGATTACCGGGCGCCGACCGTGACCAAGCGACAGATCATGCAACTCGTGCCGCAGATCATCATCGCCCTGCGCGGCAATACCGGCGCCGAGGGCGGCACGCTGCTCACGCTGTTCCGCAACCGGGTGCTGTCGGCGATCCTCAGCGACGCGGCGCTACAAGCCAGCGTCACCAGCAACGGCGGTATTCGCTACACCGGCTGCGTGGTGCCGCCGCCCGACGCCGAGGGGCGAGAGTTCCGCATCGACCTCAATCTGACGTTCACCTACACGTTCGATTTGAGCGGGCTGCAATGAACGTCGATGTCCGTATCGAGGTCAGCGACACACGTGTGCAATTGATGTTCGACCAGTTGCCGAAAACGCTGCAAGCCAACCTGAAGGTCAAGATCGACGCGCTCACCGCCGAATTGCTTGCCAAAGTGCGCGCCGGCGAACCGCATCGCACGGGTCGGCTCATGCAAGAGACCAGGAGGTTTGTCGACGAGCGCGAGGACTGGGTGCGCGGTCGGGTCCGCGTCCTTGGCCCCGGCGGGCGCGGCCACGCCATCGCCGCCGCCGCGCTCGAATACGGCGCGCACCGTGCCTTCCCGGTGAAGGGCTATAGCCGCCGCGGCGGAACCGCGGTCAGTGGTTATGACCGACACGCCAACATCGCGGCGCGGCGATTTCTGCGCGGTGCGGCCGAGGGGATGCGCGCAAAGGTGCTCGCCGAATTGCAGCAGGCCATCGCCGAAACGGTTGCCACCTAGAGGAGAATCAATCGATGCAAGGAGCCACACCCCGCGTCGCGACGCCGGGCACCTTCGATGTCTACGCCGCCGACCAAATCGTTGCCGCGGTGAAGTTTGTCGGCGGCAATGCCATTGGGCCGCAAATCCAGATGGATCTCGTCCGGGTCATGTTCCGGCCGAATAACCCGGTCGGCTTGATCCAAGATGAATGGGGGCAATTGCACCTGACCGGCGAGGTGCTCGCCGACGACACCGGCAGTTTCGGGACCGTGACCCATCCCGACACTACCCTCGTTTCGCCACTGACCGATATGTACTACCTCGGCAAGGGCATCGTCTCGATCCAGACCGAGGGCGATATTACCTACCGCGACCTCGGCAACGTCCCAACATTTGAATTTGTCCCCGCCGTCACCACGCTGCCGCACTATTCCTCGCGTCACGGCGTGCGAGTGAAGGATCTCGAAATCATCCATGAGAAAGCCGCGTCGCTAAACCTGATCATGGACGAGTGGACTTACGACAACCTGAAGCTGGCGTTCCTCGGTATGGACTCGGCCGGCCCCTGATGGTTTCGCTGGTCGACATCGTCAGGCAGAAGCGCACGGTGAAGATCGCCGCGGGCGAGATCGAGTTGCGCGGCCTCGGTCTGCGCCAAATCGCGGAGCTGTTCCTGCAATTCCCTGGCTTGCGCAACATCTCCACCGAAGGCGCGCCGGATATCGGCGTCATCGAGCTTGTCGCCCAGGCACCAGATGCTATCGCCACCATCATCGCTGAAGCGGCGGGCCAACCGGAAGCGGTTGAGGCGATTGCGGACGGTGTTCTTACCCCGGACGATGTGATCGAGTGTTTGACGGCGATTGCCGACCTCACGTTCCCGCAAGGTGCCCGCCCTTTTCTGGAAAGGCTGTGGCGCCTGCTCGGCCTGCGCGTCGCCGCCAAGGCTGGCGAGGATCTGGATACGAGTGCGCCGATGGTGCCGAGCGGCTTATCGCCTCCGGTCATG